TCAGAGGTACATGTGCTGTCGCACGTAGGCTTCGACCTCGGCGTTTTCATCCGGCGTGCCGATAGTCAGCAGCCAGATGGCGTTATTGCGCTTCTGCGGGCTACCTTTGCGCAGGCATTTGATAAGTCCGGCTGCTTCGAGTTTCTTGGCGGTGAGGCTCAGACGCTGCATGGCCTTGAGCTCCTTCTTCGGGGCACGTGGCTTGTCGCCGATGACCTCGATCTCATCCAAGGCATCGGGGAGCGTCATGCCGAGGTCGCGGGCCATTGCCAGCCATCCATGCTTGTAGGTGCGGGGGAGTGCCCCGTTCTTTGCCGCTGCGGCGTCCAGCGGCCAGTCATAGGTGCTGGACGCCATCTTGTAGAGCAAGGTGAATTGCATTGGGTCGAAGCTCTGCGATTCGCTGCGCTTGGTGGTGATTCGTCCTTGCGCCGCCAGTTCTTCGACCAGCTTGGTGTTGCGGTAGCCCATCGGTTCCATCTCTTCCCCTCCATGCCTTGCCTTAGAATGGTGCATGGAGAATCATGCTAGGTTTTCCGTTTGCCCTCGGAGCTCCAGACCAGCTTCGGGGGCTTTTCTTTTTGCTGATATGAACTATAACACACACTATAGATTAAAAACGAGCGTCTGTTAGATTTAGATAAATGCGACATTGTGTTTTAATGTATAATTAGACAATATATACAATCTTTAACATTCTTTTTCAATATGCGCCGAAAAAGAAAGAATCGGCACGTCCAATCCTCATCTGCGGTAGCTTGAAGCAGAGATGAGAAGGGGAGACAATGAAGAAACTGATTTACCTCGCCATGTCGGTGTTCTGCGCTGTGGAGACGATTTGTGGAATCTATCTCACAATCACAGGCCATAATGCTTTGCTGGCCAGCATTTTGACAGACCTGCTCTTCGCCTTCCTCGCATGGTTCTTCTGGCATCTCTTCCTCAAGCCTGAGCCACGCCATAAACATCAAGCGACGAATGCGCCTGAATCATCGCCGGAAGCCACCTCAGACGCTCCAACAGTGGAAACGGCACCAATCACTCATGCCGACGCGAATGATGGCGTGGAGGACGATTACGTGGCCATCGACATCGAGACCACAGGATTAGGCAGAAGCGCCCGAATCATCGAGCTAGGAGCCGTGAGAATCAGGCACGGACGCAAGGTCGCGTCATTCAGCCAGCTCGTCAACCCGCAGATTCCGATACCGGCCAAGGTCACGCAGATCACCGGCATCACCGACCGGGACGTCAAAGGCAAACCCACCATCGACAAAGCGCTACCCAAGTTCCACGCTTTCTGTGGTCATGATACGTGGATAGGGCACAATATTCGCCGCTTCGACCTGCCGGTCATCGCCCGCGAAGCCGAAAGAGCGGGCGTCGGCATGCCGGACGTCAGCTTCTACGACACCTTGGAAATCTCTCAGACACTCTTGCCGCAGCTTGACCGCCATAGGCTGCTCGACCTCATCCGCTATTTCGGCATCGCCAAGACGGAGCGTCATAGGGCCGCCGACGATGCCGCACAGACCGCGCAAATTTTTGAATGCCTGAAGCGAATATAAGCTTTATAAAGACTTATAAAGACTTATAAACCGCTAGTCGATTTTTGCATCGAGAAACGCATGATCGCCATCGACATAAGAGCCCTCGATTAACTTATGCGTCTCGGCGTAAATAAGATTACCGGATGAATACTCCTTTGCTAACTGACTTTGGATGTCCTGATCGGAGAGCGACGGGTCAAGAATCTTCGCCATGATGGGGAATACGCTGTCGATCTCATCATGCGGCCCATCGACGTAGACGCGGATCATATCGTTCTCCCCGTATCCGAGCACTGCCCCATAGACCAATACGTCCACCGACGATTGACCTAGCTTTCCGTGGAGAGCGTCTGCGGTGGAGAAAGCGCCGGTGCGATACTCCGTCCGATAATAAGGGCCGTTCGGATCGTCCGGCGTGAATTTCTCTACGTCGGTTATCGGCGTGGATGAGTTCGCGTTGAACTCGTCCACAAAGCTCTGCGCCGTCTTCTTGGCCGCCTGTGGTTGTGGCTTCTCCTGCTGTGCGCTGACGTCCGGCGTCTTGGCTGGCGTGGGATCCGGCTCCTGCTGGCTTCCGCAGCCACAGGCCGTCGCCAGGAGAAGCGTCGCCGCTGTGATGGCAATGATTTTCTTACGCATTGATGGAAAACCTTTCTTTGATTCTAGATGTGTTGAGCATGGCTCGGTAGTCCGTGAGCACCTGCGTTGTCACGTTCAGTTCATCGGCTATCGACCATAGGTCATCGTCGTACATGCGTTCCGCCAAGGCTAGTTCTGCTGGGTCGATGAGCAGGTGCGCGGTCTGCGTTCTGGTGCGTTGCTCCTGCTTCGAACTATTGTTCGAACAACCGGTGTCGCCATGCCGCCAATGCAGCAATTCATGTACGAGGGTGCAGCGTTTGGCCGTATATGTGAGCCTGCGGTCTATGAGGATTACATGATTCTCGTTGTCGTAGCAGCCCCATAGTCCGTCCGGCAGTATGGCGCTGGACACGGTGACGGGCAGGCCGATGATGGCGCGGCGCATGGCGCCGTATGTCATGCGCCGGTCGATCGGCAGGTCAGGCAGGCTCGTCGTAATCCGGCCCAGCCTCTCCATTGATGGCCTCCTGCTTGCCAGCGGCCCGATACGCCGCAAGGGCCACGTCGCCCCTCTGCAGCTTGTTGAGGGTTTCGGCGGTTCTTTTTTCTTCCTGTGCTGCCAGCGCGTTTGCGAATAGCTGACGCAATGTCATCCCGCATGTCTTGGCGATTCGCTCGCAGTCCGATACCGTCAAGGGTGCGTCGAACCGGGCGCGGACGAACCAATAGTTGCGGCTGAATCCACATTTCGCGGCGAAATCCGTAGCGGTCATACCGCTCCTGGATTGCAGTGCTTTGCAGTATTCCATGACGCTCCGCGCTCCGGCGGTAACGTCAGTGTTAGCTCTTGTTCCCATGGCTCCATAATACCCAATTGTGTACTTTTTGTAAAGTAATCAATTAAGTACTCTCGTAAGAGTATCCAAATAAGTACTATCTGTAATCAGCAACGAAACGAGAAAGGAGGTTGGGTGACAAGCGAAACGGAACTCATGAGAGCCAACATCCGAGGGGAGATGGCTCGAAGGGGCATGACGCAAGAAGACATAGCCAAAGCGATTGGATGCGAAAGGCCGCTGGCGAACAAAAAACTCACCGGCAAGAAAGACCTCACCGTAAGCGATCTGGAAAAAATCGCCGACATGTTTGGAATGACCCTCTTCCAACTCACTACGGTGCTGCTCCAGCCAATCGACAGCATCAAGCAATTCAAAGCATAAGGAAACCGAACATGAGCCAGCAACTGTTGAACCCGCCAAAACCGCCGACGCTCCATGAGCCCGGATGCCTGCTGCTCGCATCAAGCGGCTTTTATATCCGCCTCCATGAGGACGGCAGCGCCAGCCTCGTAGACGGCATCCAAGACATCACCCTCGCGGACTTCACCTCGGCGGAAATCGAAGGCATCGCCTACAACCTCTCCAACAAGATCGGAGCAACAAGATGACCAACCACGGCAGCAACCACGAAGTCAGGAAGCCGAACTACACGCTCCGCCGTCTGAAGTTCGCAGCCGCCATCATCGGATTCGTGAGCAGCGTGACACTACTGTTCACTTGGCGGACGGCGGACTCGCAATCCACGACCGTCCTCGTGAGCGTCGTCTACCTGTTGACCGGCCTATGGCTGACCGTGAGGTTCGCCCCACGAGATTAAAGACTTCCCACCAGCCGACAGTCCAACAAAAACAAACCAAATTAGGGATGTTTTTCGCGGACATCCACGTTCACCATGTCGGCTGGCGGGGAACACATATAACTGAATATCGATTATTATCCACGCGCCGACCACATCTTGCTTCACATACACTGTCGGCGCACTCGGTTGGGCGACGGTTCGCACGTCCACGGATTCCAATCCTCTTTTCCTTTCTAAATATAGGCAGGCACTCCGGTGCCTGCGGGTCCTTTCTTACTATGCCTGACTGCTTCAATCACAGTCGGCCGCGCCACCGATCGCGAACACGTTCAGGTCGTTGTTCCAACAGTCAAAGGGGCGTTAGGAATCCACGGACGGCACTGGTCCGACTCCAATGCCAGCCACTCAGCCCCATCCACTCGTCATGGTGGGGCCTACAACGCCAAACAAGCAAAGGAAAACACATCATGGACGAAAACAAACCACAGTCGTCAAAATGGGTGCTCTGCGTCGACATCGACCCCGACAACCCGGAATCCAACCCCACAATCATCGGCACATTCACCATGCCGCTGGACGGCGGCCTGCACAGTGTCACCCTGCCCGGCGACAGACTCGGCGAGGCCACCGCGCTTGCTGCCAGAATCGCATGCCAGGCCATCGACATT